ATATATTCCAAATAATTATATATTTAACTCTGAAGAAGTGCGATTAGAGTTTATTCGTGGATTGATGGATAGTGATGGATATTGTAATTCATCTGGAACATGCCAATTCAACCAATCAAATACAGATATTTGTAGCAAAGTTCGTTTGATTTTATCAACATTAGGAATAAAAACGACATCGCTTATTAAACCAACTGCACACAAAGATTGTCATTTTTTAACATTTTGTACAGAAAAAATAGTATTTTCGCTACCAAGAAAGACAGATAGACAAAAATTGATACATGAACATCAACAAAATAGTAATATTTACATTCAATCAATTACTAAAATTGAATCAGAGCCAGTTCGTTGTTTACAAGTAGATAATAAAGACCATCTTTTCTTATGCGGAAAAACATTAATTCCAACACATAATACAACTTGCGCTTCAATTTATTTGTTATGGTTTGCAATATTTAATAAAGATAAAACAATTGCTATTTTGGCAAACAAAGCAGAAACATCAAAATCAATTTTATCTGATATTAAATTTGCCTATGAACAACTACCAATATACTTAAAGCCTGGAGTTATTGAATATAACACATTTAGCATTTCTTTTGATAATGGTTGTAAGATTATTGCAAAAGCGACATCTCCAGATGCATTGCGTGGTGAATCTATATCTTTATTGTTTTTAGATGAATTTGCATTCGTTCCACAAAATTTTGCTGAAGATTTCTGGCAATCAAATTATCCAACGTTATCAACTGGTGGTTCGTGTATTATTGTTAGTACCCCTAATGGAACAGCAAATTTATTTTATAAATTATGGAAAGATGCAATTGATCAAAAAAATTCATTTAAACCAATGCAAGTTAATTGGCATGAAGTCCCTGGTAGAGATGCTGCATGGAAAGAAGAAACTATTAGAAATATTGGTAAAATAAAATTCGCACAAGAATTTAATTGCCAATTTATGGGGTCAAGTGTTACTCTTATAGATGCTGATTTTATTATAAAACATTTGAGATCGGAAGATCCAACACTAGCCCCAGATGACCACACAAAAATGTGGTCACAACCAAAGCCTGGACATAAATATTTAATTAGTATTGATACTGGTGGTGGTGTTGGTTCTGATAATTCAGTAATGAATGTATTTGATATAACACATTACCCAACTAAAGCCGCTGAACAGGTTGCTATGTGGTATAGAAATGATTTAACGCCACCTAAATTTTCTGAAGTTGTTCATGATTCAGCACAATATTGGAATAATGCATACATTATTGGTGAAATAAATGGGTTAAGTAATGAAGTGTTAACTCGTCTTATGGATATGGAATATGAAAATATTTATTTTGATTATGAAGATGAGACGTATGGAATATATGCTACTAAAACAAGTAAGCCAAAAGCTGCTATGTGGTGTAAAGAAGAGATTGAAGGTCAAAGACTATTATTGAAAGATGATAAAACAATTGATGAATTCGGCTACTTCGAAGAAGTTAGCCCAGGAGTTTATAAAGCTAAACTCGGCAGAAATTTCCATGATGATTGTGTTATGACATGTTTATGGGCAGCATATTTCTTAAAATCAAAGTTCTTTGAAGACGAAAAAGATGCATGGTATATAAATAATAAAGTATCTGATGAAAATTACACTGAAGAAGAAGATCCAGACGCAGAAGCACGTTTAGAGGCGTTTTTAGATGAAGACAAACGTCAAAATGGTGATGATTGGCTTGACAAAGATACATTCTAATCATTTTTCTTAAATATCTATAAATAATACAATTGAAGTAATATAAATAAAAGGTGCCCATAAGATAATCAATCTTTATGATGTAGTTAACATAAGGAGTCCGGTAAATGCCTGCAAACCTTTCACCAAACGTCGATTTTAGAGAAAAGGATGTTTCCCAAGTTATACCATCCGTAACTAGCGCCGTTGGTGGCATCGTTATGCACTCGGTAAAGGGACCGGTTAATACTAAAATTTTATTAACAAATCCAAAGGATCTTGAAACATTCTTGGGTCGTCCAAATGATACAAACTATACTCACTGGTTTACTGCTGAAGCATTCTTAAAGCAATCAAATCAACTATGGACTGTTCGTGTTGAAGATGACACAAAAAAGGTCGCTGGACTTACTGTTGGCCTTTCAGCAACTGGTCTTGGTGATATAATTCTAACCGAAGAAACTACTAAATTAACCGAAATTTTCCCACTCGCATATAATGATATAAAGCAAAATGAAGCAAAAATAAATTATACTCTTGCAGCCGGAAATATCTCAGGCCAATTAGATGGAAACGCAAATGATCTATTCACTCAAGATGTGTATCACTTCTACGCCGTTGGCCCAGGTAAATTCTACGAAGCTGTTGCAGTTTCAGTAATTAATAAAACTGACTTTGTTCTTCTGTTAGATCTTAAAACAGAACTTGCACAAGCAGGTAATCAAGATGAAATTGATGTAATTGCAGATAGATTCTATAATGGTTCAGTTGCAACAACTGCAACATCAGCAGTTGATTATCTTTCTAATTCATTACTTAAATATGATATTATAACCCCACCAAATACTAGTGCTGGTGCAACTGACTGGTTTATTAATTATTCAACACTAAACATTTATACAAATTTTGAACATGGTCCAGATGAAGCTGATGAGGCTGTATTAATTGTATGGGATGAATTTGGTGAACCAAACTCAACTTATATCTTTTCAAATAATCCATCAAAACGTGATGGTAATGGTAAATTAATGTTTGGTCCACACCAAGTTAATGGAAATGATCGTTTAATTTACTTCTTCATTGGTGACACTGAAGATGGTGCATCAGGAATTGCAAATGTAAGCATTCGCAAAACATTCCTTGGTGGTGCTGATGCTCTTACTGGAGATACAGCAGGAACAGGTTTAGGAGATTTGACAGGCGAAATTCTTAAAGCTTGGCAAGAGCATTTCACAAACAACGAAGAATTGGAAGTTGATATCTTACTCGACCCAGATTATAACGACGCAATTAAGCGTTATATTGATCAAATCGCAAGAGAAATACGTAGAGATTGTATAGCAGTTCTCAATGTTCCACTTGAATACATGCTCAACACAACAAATAAGCGCCCAATCAGTTCCCCATACACTGCAATGAAAAATTATGTTGCAAATACATTGAATGTCAATTCTTCATATTCAGCAATTTATGGCAATTACTTCAAGATATTTGATAGATTTGCTGAAAAAGAACGTTGGGTTCCAGTTTCAGGTTTCTGTGCAGCAGTTATGGCATTTACAGATTTCAATGACGCACAATGGTTTGCTCCAGCAGGATTAAATCGTGGTATCATTTCAAATGTAATCGATGTTGCTGTTAATCCAAATAAAGGACAACGTGATGTTCTTTACTACAATAGAATCAATCCAATTGTTAAGTTCCAAGGTGAAGGAATTGTTATTTGGGGTCAAAAGACTCTTCAAAGCAAAGCCTCTGCATTCGATAGAATCAACGTTCGTCGCTTGTTCTTACATTTGGAAAAATCAGTTGTTAAGATGGCAAGAAACTTCATGTTTGAGTTTAATGATGACTTCTCACGTTCACGTTTCCGTGGCGTAATTAGTCCGTTCCTTGCAGACGTTAAAGCTCGTCGTGGTGTTATTGATTATCTGGTTGTTTGTGACGAAAGTAACAATACATCAGAACGAATTGACCTAAATGAGTTCCACTGCGAAATTTTACTCAAACCAACACGAGTAGCAGAATATATTAAATTAACATTTACGGCAGTAGGTACTGGTGTTAACTTTGATGAAGTTGTCGAGAGAAGTAGTTAAGATTTTGGATAAAAATAAGTTTATAGTATATAAACAAATATACAGACTAGCAGGAGAACACAAAGATGCCACTTAACCCAAACGATCAATTTAATCTCTTCGATTTTAGAAGAACTATAGGTGATCCTGCTCGTCCTTACTTATTTTTAATTCACATACCAGAGATTGGTACACAGACTGTTACAACGGCAATGGCTCGTTCAGCAGACCTTCCAGCATATACATTAGGTTCAGTACCAATAGCATTTCAAGGGGTTAATATTAAATTAGGTGGTACTCCAGAATTTCCAGATTGGACTGTTAGTTTTCTTTGTGATGAAGCTCATGAATTGCGTAGATTGTTCTTCAAGTGGCAAACGATTGCATATGATATTGGAACTGGTTTGCTTGGTCACTCAAATACATATAAGTCAGATCAAGTTGGTGTTGCTCAATTAGCTCGTAATGGTGAACGTGTTGCTCAATATGGACTCGTCGGCGCTTGGCCTAAATCAGTTGGTCAGATTACAGTTGGACATGATCAACAAGGTGATGTTGAGAAATTTGAAGTTATTTTCTCATATGATTACTTTATTATGGTTGATCAATTTGGAACACAATCAAATCGTGGTCCAATGGTTCGTAATAATAAGTCTGTTAAGATTAACCGTGGTGCGCCACCACCAGCAGGCCAATGGAAGACTCCATTTAATCCACAATAATTGAAATTTTTTGGTTCTATACTAAAAAAAGTGCTAAAATGGTATAATACCTTTAGCACTTTTTTTATGGAGATATATAATGCCTTTAAATTTTGACGATTTTAAGAAAAAATACACACTTGAAACCAATAAAGCAATACCGCAATGTGTCGTAGATTTGCCTTCTAGTGGCGCAAAAGCATCATTACGTCCAATGATGGTGCGTGAACAAAAAGAAGTCTTAAAAGCTCTAGAAAGGCGCGATGAATACCTTATAAATGGAGCATTAGATGCTATTCTTGCTAATTGTGTATTAACAGTTAATGATGAGGCATTTGATGGTGATAAATTATGTGTTCAAGATAGAATATTTCTCCTTATTAAAATTCGTGAAATAACAACCGGGGCAAAATCAAAAATAACTCATATTTCACCAAATACTGGTAAAACATATGAAAATATAGAAATTGAATTAGATAAACTTGTTGTAAAAAAATATGAAGGAAAGAGTATTAAA